AAGGCAAACGATCGACTTGTGGCTGCCGAAGTGAAGGCGGTCGGGGCAACGCTCGGACTGCTTGACACAGACGTCGCCCTTGCACTGATCGACCGGAAGAAGATCACCGTAAAGGACGACGGGAGCGTCGAAGGCGTAAAGGACGCCCTCGAATCGCTCAAAGCATCAAAATCGTACCTCTTCGGCGCAAAGAGTGAACCGCCCAAAAAGACGGGAATGCGCCAAACGCAGGGCAGCACTACTGGCGGCAGAACGACCGACGGCGTGAACGACGCCTTGCGCTCACTATTCGGAAGAAAGGAATAAAACAAAATGCCTAATGCAACTATGATTTCCCGCAGTGATGCGGAAGCCCTTATCCAGGAGCATCTTTACGGTGAATTGGTGGAATCTCCTATCGAAGATTCTATCGTTATGCGCCTCGCTCGTCGTCTTCCCGATATGCCGACCGGCAAGGCAAAGATGCCCGTCCTCGACCTTCTCCCGCTCGCGTATTTCGTGAACGGCGACAACGGTCAAAAGCAGACATCCAAAGCTGCGTGGGACGGCGTTTTCCTCAATGCGGAGGAGATCGCCGTTATCGTGCCGATTCCCGAAGCCGTCCTCGAAGACACGAACGTCGACATTATGGACGACGTCACGAAGCGCGTTCGCGCAGCTTTCGGCGCGAAGTTCGACGGCGCTGTCCTGTTCGGCAAGGATCGTCCGGCGAACTGGCCGCTCGGCGTTGTGCCTATCGCACGCAACGCCGGAAACAATGTTGCCCCGTCCTCCCCGCTGACCTATGACGACCTCCTCGGCGCTGGTGGCGTTATCGCAAAGGTCGAGGCGGGCGGCTTCGCAATCGACGGCGGTGTTTCCTCTATGGGAATGCGCGCGCAGCTTCGCGGCATCAAAGACGATAACGGAAACCCGATTTTCAAGACCGATATGCAGGGCGCTACCCCGTACGCACTTGACGGCGCGCCGCTGCATTTCCCGAAAAACGGCTCCTTCGATACCGCGATCGCGCAGCTCGTCGTCGGCGACTGGTCGCAGCTCGTATGGGCAATGCGGAAGGACATCTCCGTTAAGATTCTCGACCAGGCGGTCATTCAGAACCCCGACGGAACTATCGCATACAACCTCGCACAAAACGACATGATCGCGCTCCGCGTGTTCATCCGCTGCGCTTGGGCGCTCCCGAACCCCGTGTCCCCGCTCAATCCCGACCGCGTCCTCGTTCCGTTCGCGTACCTCGAACCGGCGTCCGCACAGACGACCTATACGTTGACCTTTACCGTAAAGGACGGCAGCAATAACAACGTCGAAGGTGCGCGGATCGAAATCGGCGGCTCGAAGCTGAAAACGAATGCGTCCGGTCAAGCTGTGTTCAAGTTGACGAACGGTACCTATACCTATAAGGTCAGCAAGGACGGCAAGACTTCCGAGGGTACGAAGGCGATCTCCTCGGCGAACGCGACGCAGAGCGTAACGCTCGCATAAAGCCATGATCGAAGCGGACTACAATTTCTACTATGCGACATACGGCGGGAGCGCGCCGGAGGAGGTTTTTAACCGATACAAAAAGCGCGCGTGTTTCGAGATCGAAAACCTCACATTCGGGCGCGCGAACAACGTCACCGACGAGGACACCGTCGAACGTGTCAAGATGGCAGAATGCGCCGTCGTCGACGAGCTGACGCGCACCGAAAACGGCGTGATTGTGTCCGCATCGAACGACGGCTATTCCGAGACGTATCAAGTAAACCGCACCGCAAAGCAGCGCCTCCGCGACGCTGCTTTGCGGTATCTTGCCTTAACGGGGCTTATGTATCAAGGAGGTTTCCGGCGGTGTTAGCGTGCAACAAAACCTTGACGCTCGTGCATCATGTAAAGGGCGTCGATGGCGATACCTACGAATGCCACACGATAAGGAATTGTTCGTGGTTCTCGAAGCTTCGGACAAATCTCACGGATCGCGGGGCAACAATGGAGCGCTACACATACGTCCGGTTCCCGTCCCTTCCGTCCGGAGCGGTTCTTTGCAAGGGCGATTTCCTTGTAAATGGCGTTGTGAGCGACGTTTTTCGCCCTTCCGACCTTGCCGGTATGGAATACATGACCGTCCTCGACATTTCGGATAATTCGCGCGGCGGCGGCGTCCTGTTGCCACATTGGAGCGTGATCGGGCAATGATTAACATAAACGTTAAAGAGATCAACTGCAATCCGACGAAAGTCGCCGTCAGCCGCGACTTTCCAGGAGCCAACAAATACATGGCGGCGCGTTTCAAAGCGTATTGCGATCCGTATGTACCTTTTCGCAGCGGGCATTTGAAAAATACTGCATACGTCGGTGGTGGTACCGTTCACGGTTATGTCCGATACCCAGGCCCGTATGCGCGGTTTCAATACGGCGGCGTCGTTATGGTCGGCGTTATGACACATTCACCCTTTGCGCGCCGAGGGGAACCGAAGCGCGTCACAGGGAAACCGTTGTCGTATTCCGGCGGCGGTCAACGCGGGCCTGATTGGGATAAACGCATGATGGCGCAGCGCGGCGACGAATTACGGCAAGATGTAGCGAACTATCTCAAAGCAAAATCGAAGAAATGAGGTAAACCTATGAGCAATTTGTCCGAACTGAAAGGCATTTTGACCACGCTCGGCGGCACACCGGCAGAGGCAGACACAAACGACGAAACCATTGCGAAGATTAAGGCGAAAGTTTCCGCAAGCGGCGGTCTTGTTCCGGCGTTTACCGCAGCGCAAAACGGGAAGGTTCTCGGCGTTGTGGACGGCTCGCTCGCGTGGGTTGATAAGACCTAAAAGGAGCGTAAGGCGTGAAACTGATTGACTATATTCGATCCTTGCTTCGGACGTGTCCGCTTTTGGAAAACGAGCGCATAAACGTCGATTTCCTCGACGCAGAAAACGGTTCGTATTCCGTGAATACGTCCCCTGCGGCGCCGATTGTAAAGCGGTTCATTGACGGGAGCAGCATCCGGCAGTACGTTTTCACGTTTTCAAGCGCGGAACTGTACGGCGAGGAGATCCGTCAAAACCTCGAAAACGCGGGGTTTTGGGAGGATTTCACGGAATGGATCGAATCGGTCGACCTTCCGCATACGCTCGAAACCGGTCAAGAGCCGCAGAAAATCGAAGTGCTATCCTCCGGCTATGCCTTTATGACAGACGCCGACAGCGCTCGGTACCAAATCGAGTGCAGACTACTTTACAAGCAGAAAGGAAGATGAATAAATGCTTATTTTGAGAGCAGACCAGGCGGCGTTTATGAATACGGGTACCGCGCAGGCCCCCGTATGGTCGCGCATCGGCGACGGCTTTACGTCCTTTCCCGAATCGAAGAACGCAAAGGAATATACCCGCCAGTATATCCACATGAAGCAAGAGAAAACCGACGTCGTCGGCTACGCGCCGAGTATCGCCTATTCGTGCGACGTTTACGACGACGATCCGTGCTGCACGAAGATCGTCACGATCACGGACAGCGAAGCCGTCGGCGCTGACGCGGAGGTCGAGATCGTGATCGTTGATCTCTACAAGGTGACCGGAACCGGCGCGGCAGCAACGTGTCCGGCGCGCAAGCGCACCTATGTCGTCGTGCCGGATCAAATCGCGGACGGCGTCGAGGCGCTCGTCTACACCGGCACGCTCAAAGCGGCGACCGAGAACGTCGTCGGCACGTTCAAGCCGTCCGACAATACGTTCACGGCGACCGCCGAATAAAACGTAACAGGAGGAGACCGTTATGTTTGAATATGTGTATAAGGACGTCACGTTCCCGCTCGACATGACCGACGTCGAAACGGCAGAGCGGTACGAAGAAGCCGCCGAGCGCCTTATGAAGAAAGGCGAAGCGGCACCGAAGGACGGAAAGCAAAGCGCAATTCTCCGGTATCTTTGCGAAGCGTACGACGCCTTTTTCGACGGCGTGTTCGGTGAAGGCGCTGCCGCAAAACTTTTCGGCGGGCGGCTTTCCGTGTCCGAGAAAGAGGACGCATACATGGCGCTCCTCGACTGCGTGAACGCGCAGCGCGAAGCACGCAACGAAAAGCGCAACCGGTATCTGCCTAACCGCGCACAGCGCCGCGCAAAAGGATGAATATGCTGATAGACGCGCTCCCGTCATGCGTCCGCGTGGCGGGTGCGCTTCATCCTATCCGCACCGATTTCCGTATATATATCATGTTTGAGCAGCTTCTTTCGGACGACGAGCTTGGAAAAGACGAGCGCATCGAAAGCGCGGTCGAGCTATGCTACGAACACCCCGAAGCGCTGCCGGATGATATAGACGAAATCGTAAACGCGCTTTTGTGGTTTTACCGCTGCGGGAAGCCGGAAGACAAGCGGCTTTTGAAACGTGCCGAGAAACGCCGCGAGGCGCAACAGGAGGCACCGCGCATATACGACTACGACCAGGACGCCGAGTACATCTATGCGGCGTTCCTCGAACAGTATGGCGTCGACCTATGCGATATTGACGGGCTGCATTGGTGGAAATTTCACGCAATGCTGCACGCGCTCCGCGAGGATTGCCTATTCGTCAAAATTATGGGTTATCGGTCGGTAAACCTATCGAAGATCACCGACAAAAAAGAGCGTAACCGGATCGCGCAGCAACAGGCGCTTTACAAGCTGCGGAACGGGAAAAGTGAGGAAGAAAAGGCGGCGTTGCTATATGATCCCTGTACCGCCTATTGAACGAAAATGGTTTTGTTGCCCGCATTGCGGACAGCGTCTTTTACTCTACGACAATACCGCGTCTTGCAAAGGGTTCTATATCCGGTGCAAGAAATGCGGAAAGGAAATCGAGATTTCACATAATCCGGCAAATAATAAGTGAGCCATTGAGCCGTTATTTCCGAACTATTGAAAAATAGCCAGGAAAGGACGGCTCTATTTTTATGGCAAATGACGGTTCTGTCGTTTTCGGTACCGAGGTAGACGAAAGCGGTCTCAAAAAAGGACTGAAAAATATCGCGGGCCTTGCCGGAAACGGTCTTGCGGCGCTCGGAAGCGTGACCGGCGCTGCGCTCGCCGCCACGACGACGGGGCTTGTCGCGCTCGGCAAAGCGTCGATTGAAACGACGTCGCAGTTTGACACGTCCATGTCGCAGATCGCGGCAACGCTCGGTATCACGTCC